CTTACAGTATGTTAATGATGTTCATTGGTATGCTATGCATACGTTGAAGTCTTTGTATTACTTTAGGTCAGATGCTGCTAGAACCGCAGAGAATGTAAATATAAAAATACCTCGTATAAGATTAGAAGAAGTAGATTGTATTGCTTGTGAAGGATAATAATTTTAGTTCATTTTGTAGACGTAAATGGTTAGACCATTGTGATGAAAACAAAACACCTCATTCAATTACTTATACAGAAAAAGAATTTAAAACAATATATAATAAATGGCTACTAGAAAAGTATGCCGAAGAAATGGAGAATAAATGAGTATATTAGGAACAAGAGAACATTATAAGCCCTTTGAATATCCTTGGATGTTTGATTATTACGTTTTACAAAATCAGATGCATTGGATGCCGGAGTCTGTTCCATTGCATAATGATGTTAAGGATTGGCAGGAATTAACTAAAGAAGAAAAGAATTTATTAACACAGATATTTAGATTGTTTACTCAATCAGATGTAGATGTTGGCTCCGGTTACGTAGATAAATACATGCGTATCTTTAGAAAGCCCGAAGCTAGAATGATGATGACTTCTTTTGCGAACATGGAGTCAATACATCAACATGCCTATAGTCTTTTATTGGATACTGTTGGAATGCCTGAAATAGAATACAAAGCCTTTGCAGAGTACGAAGAAATGTCAGACAAGCATGACTACGTGGGAGAGTTTAAACCTACCTTAAAAGATAAACAAAGCATTGCAAAGACTCTTGCAGTTTATTCAGCTTTTACTGAGGGCCTACAGTTGTTCTCAAGCTTTGCTATTCTTTTAAACTTCCCTCGTTTTGGTCGCATGAAAGGCATGGGTCAAATAGTTACTTATAGCATCCGGGATGAATCTATGCACGTAGAAGCTATGACAAAACTATTTAGAGAATTTATTCAAGAACATCTAGACATCTGGACCGATGACTTTAAAAAAGAAATCTACGAAATCTGTAGAAAGATGGTAGCTTTAGAAGATAAGTTTTTAGACTTGGTGTTTGATATGGGTAACATTGAAGGTCTTACAAAGAAGGATATGTATGCTTACAATCGTTACATTGCAGATAGAAGACTATTACAGCTAGGGTTAAAAACAAACTTTGGACAAAAAGATAATCCTCTTGGATGGATAGATGAAGTAATGGGAGTTGAACATCAAAACTTCTTTGAAGGTAGAGCTACGTCTTATATGAAAGCCGGCCTGAGAGGAAAACAAGAGCTCATAGAATTTAACGAAATTAAAAATGAAGAAGAACAAACGGGAGAAGGAAGCTAACCTTATCAGTTGGAAGCTTTTCATTGATTCTGAAAACAAACTTGTCACAGAGATAAGTGCATTTCCAGAAGAGTATATAAATCTATTTCACGAAGAAGATAGATTAGTAATACTGAAAGCATTACAAGAAGCAAGGACAGCTTTAGAACCCCTACATAAAAATATAGAAATAGAACTAGATGCAGTCTTCTAGTTTGCTAGAGGGTTTTTGTTTTCGTCTTTTAATGTAGAAACATCAGCCTTGATAGTAGCCAGTTCTGTTTTGATAGATACAATATCTTGAGTATTGTCAGGTATAACTATGCTATCTATTTGCTTCTCTAAATAATTAACAGATGTTTCGATAGCTACAAATCTTTCTTCAATAATTTTTTGAGCATCTTCTGTATCTCCTATACCACCTATTTCTGATTCTAGATTTTCTAATCTATTAACATATGTGGCCCCGGTATATCCAAACCCTGCTAGGGTTCCTACAATACCTACGAGTGCTATAAGCTGAGTAGTTTTATTTTCAAACCATTCCATTTTGTTTTCTCCTTTTTTTATGTTGTTTCCAGACCTCTTTTATCTCTTCTTGTAATTCTTTGTGAGTTGCGTATCCTCCTTTCGGAGTTTTATTTTTAGCCATATAATTATAGATTTGGTTGCATATCAAGCATATCCTCCAATCTATTTAAGCTAGAACTAGACAATCCATAAAAAGCCTGTGTATTATCATCAATAGAAGCACTAGCATAAATAGCACGAGGTTCATACCACGTAGTCTGTTGAGGAATTTGAAGCTCTCTATAGCTATCAAACCCTGCAACATAACCTAAATAAGCAACAAGAGTTGTACTGTCCGCATATTCTCCTGTTTGTTCCTGTTCTTGTTCGGCTTGCTGCTGTTGTTCTTTTATATTATTTGCAATAATTTGGTCAGCAACTTGGTCAGCTTCACTAGCTGTCATGACTCCTGATACTGCTGTGTCTATTTCTCCTTGCATATTTTGTACCTGTACATCAGCTATCATAACTTGAGGAGAATCATCAATCGTAGGCAGAGGAGTAATACTAAAACTCGTTGACCCTCCAACATCGCTCATTGATAACACTTGATTAGTCTGTACATTTGCAGAAGTAATTTGTTCTGAAATGCTAGGTGAATTAGATGTACTGATTCCTGCTCCGGAAGTGCCTCCAGAAGCTCCATAAGTGCCCGTAGAGCTACTTATATTATTAGACCCTCCACCTGAGTAAGATGAGCTATTTCTGCTGTTAGAAACGCTGTATGAGCTTACGCTATTTGAAGCAGTTCTAATAGTTCCTGCTACAACATCTAGGGCAGAGACTCTTACTGAGCTTTTTTCTTCGGTGCTCTCTTCGTTGATTTCTTCTTCTGCTTCGGCATATAACTCTTCATGCTCTTCTTCCAAGATTTCAACTTCTTCTTGAAGCTCTTCCAAAGTTTCTTCGAGTTGCTCTTCAACTTCTTCCATTGCTTCCGCAAGTTCTTCTTCATCGATTTCATTATTTCTAAGTTCATTTTCTATTTCCTCTCTTATAATTTCAAACTCAAATATTTCTATTAAATCATTTGTAGGTATAAATATTGCAGGCTCATCAATGCTTTCAAAGCTTACTATATACTCTTCTTCTATAACTGGTAAAGATTCTTCAATAAATATTTCTTCAAAGTATATTTCTTCTTCTTGTATATCTTCAAACATAAGAACAAATATTTCTTCTTCATATTCAGGCTCTATAAATATATAATCTTCTACAGGTTCTTCATACCATTCTTCTTCAAATAAAAACTCTTCGTAGTATTCTTCTTCTTCATAACCATAATCAAACTCATCTTCAACAAAATAAGCTATTGATTGCTCCTGTTGATATCCTGCACAAAACGGAGCGTACTGTGGGTCTTCATCACATTGTTGGTCATCATAGGCTTCCCAATATAACGGACATGCCATATCATACAAAGAATCTAAATTACATTGTTGTGCTAAGTAAGCTGCTGCATAGCCTGCACAACTAGAATCATTTAGAGGGTCACTACAATCTATGGCATTGCCTGAACCTACTCCGTATAAACTACCACCATTCTCCAATGATGTATTACTAGCTGTACCATTCCAATCTGTATTTACACATGTACCTGTGATGTTTGTTGTACCTGTATTACATTCATCATGAAAAAGGTACTGATAATATTGTGATGTACTTCCTTGCTCACCTATTAAAACATCATGATTTATAATATCTAATGCACCATATCTATATTCAAATGTATTATTGGTCCAAAGAATAACTTCAAAGCTATTATCAGATGCCCTGTTGTACTCTCGCATATCATACCAACCAAAGACTGCTTTATCATTAAAGTTCTTGGCAAGCATCTTAGATTGACTGTCTCTTATCAAGTCTGTCCAGAATACAAACATTGTATTTGTATACTGAGGTAGAGGGTCAGGTGTGTAATCACCACAATAATTATTGTAATTTACATTGCCTGTGCCTAAACCAAAGTGTAGACAACCATTCGTAGCCATACGAGCAGAGTCATACGCAGTACCATAAAATGTAAAAGAGTTATCTAAATTAAATGCTGCTGATAACTGGTCATCGCCTGCATTTAAATTTGTAGTTCCTGTTTGAGTTGTAAGGTCAATCAAAGATTGATTGCCTTCATAAATATATGTAGAGCTAACTAGTGTGCTAAAACACAGTAGACTACTGACTATAAAATTCTTTAGCACAAGTTCGTCCTGATTTCTTTTTACCTTGAGAGTTTCTTTGTGTCTTACAATGTTTAATGTATTTATCTTTTAATTCTTGATAGTCAGGCCTGTCATGTTTATTTTCTTTCCAAGCTTGTGAAGCTTCTTTACCTATCTTACCTTGATATGGGCAAGGTGTACCTGCCATTTCCATTGCAGTAAACACTCTAGAGTCTTGACAAAGAATAGATACAGAAGCTACTTTCATGCCAGTATCATAGAGATATTTAGAAAGTTTTAGACGTTCACAGTTTTCGTCACGTACCGCCTTACCGCCTGAAATACCAAATATCTGCCCTTGAAAAGCCCCGGATACTCCTGTGGTACATAAGTCTTGAGAGTAAGACATGATACTAGGAGCAATAGCAGAAGCCGGAGGAGCTTTAGTTTTAACATTTTGGTTTATAGTTTGGGTAGAATTTGATTCGTTAATATTTCTGTTAGTATTATCAGATACGGTATTGTTGTTATTGGTATTATTATTCGTGTTATCAGTCGTGACATTTGATTCGGAAGTAGATTGATTTATATTTGTGTTATTGTTTGTATTTGTAGCAACTGATGTATTGTTATTTGTATTAGTATTATTTGATGTGCTTGTATTATTAACTGTTTGATTTACTGTAGAGTTATTTGTACTAGTAGATGTATTAACATTTGTATTAGCATTAGTACTTGTTGAAGTTGCAGTTGATGTATTTGTATTTATATTAGTATTATTATTAGTATTAGTACTAGTATTCGTATTTACATTTGTGTTGTTATTAGTATTAGTATTTGTATTAGTATTGGTATTAGTTGAGGTATTAGTATTTGTATTCGTATTTGTATTAGTGTTAGTATTTGTATTAGTATTTGTATTCGTATTTGTATTAGTTGTAGTTGTGGTGTTAGTAGTCTCTAAACTATTTTGCTCACAGTATTGTTCACCTGCAGTACAGTCTCCTGTTTGGTCTGCAGATAAATTTAAAGTAAAAATAAATAATCCTAAAGCCCCTAATAATTTTTTCATCCTCTCTCCAAGTTTAAAGTGCAATTTCCCTGTGAAGCTAACAATAGCGTTCTTTAAATTACCTCTTAGTTTTTTGTATTGTTAGAAAAAGTAATAGTATCCCGAAACTATTACATAAGCCCAACAAACTATACATACAACGCAGACACTACTGGTTACTGCTTTCAGTTTATTTACACTCCTTTTTATTAAGTTCATTCCATCTTAGGAAGTTCTTTGTTTCTAAATCCCAAAACAATCCTTTATAACAATTATCTTGAGAGTCTTCTTCTTCGTCTGCGAGTCCGTACCAATTCCAACGTCCGTCCTCGATAACGTCTTTTAATTTCTGTTTCATTAATCTGATTTATGTGATGCTCCAAAGTAGAAGCTGATTACTGCGGAAGCTAATCCACCTAGATATCCTAATACTAAGTTTATCAAAGCTTCTGAGTTTTGCTCTGGAGGTTGAAGAGTTACTAGAAATATATAACCCATGAAACCACCAACTACAGATACACCTACTATTCTAGCTGTCCAGTCTTTACTAAAAGCCTTTCTAGCATCTTGTGTGTCTCCTACTTCTAACTTAAATACATCTACATCAAGTTCTTTCATCTGTAGTTCAAAGTCTTGCTCTGCTTTTTTAAGCTCAAGCATTTGTTCAGGAGTAGCTTCTTGTATAGCTTTTTCTATAGCCTTTGGTGTATTAGGTACACCTAAAACATCAGCTATCATATTAGCTGCCATACCACCCATAGGACCTCCAAGAGCAGTCCCTATCGTAGGAGCAACAGCACCTACTAAGTTTTTTAGCATATCTTTCATTCTTCGTCCTTATATATTTCTGCCATAAGGTCTTCAAACATATTTCTGAAATCGTCCAAAGACATAAAGGGCATATCTTGTTTTACTTGATGAATGCAATACTGTCTATAGCATGCTTCGAGTTGACTTTCTAGATATAGAATCATACTACATTATACACTTATTTTTCTAAATTGTCAATAACATCTTTTACAAATCTTTCATCCCATAAATCAGATTTAGATTTTTTATCTTCTTCTTTACCGGCCCAATGATAATTTAACCATGCATTTTTTTCAGATAGTTTTCCACTTGCTAAATCATCTAATTTAAAGTCAGGATGTTCGGCTGCATTCGCATAAAATATATCATCTTGTAAAGACTCTGGTAACTTAGATACATCTATATCTTCTTCTAAAGATAACTCTACGAATTTTTCAGGGGTTTTTAGACCATACCGTTTATACAAGTTTAAAACTCTTTGTACAGCATTTTTAGCAGAACCGCTACCTTTAGCGTACGACATCTCAAACTGATACTTTCCTCTACCGGGACCATCTTCAACTAACTTTCCATCTCTTCTAATAAGCTGTACTCTTGTAGGCATATTGTTAGATTCTATTTCAGCTACTTTAGAACCATAACTTATTAAAGAATTAGCAACATCATCACCTCGATTTAGTCTGATTAAATCTAAAACACCGCCTTCGTTAAAACCAAGTCTATCCATCTCTTCTTGATAGGGTTCTCCTGTAAATTTATTTATTCTTTCTGCCGGGTCTTCTTTTGTAAAAGGAACTTTGTCACCTTCAACAAAACCACCAGTCACAAACTGTGCTCTATATTCGTAGGGTTGTCCGGTGTATGGGTCAACACGTATAGAACCACCAGTAGCTCTAAGAAGTCTTTTAGGTTCGTCTTCTTTACCTGCAACAAACTCTGCTACTTCTCTAGTCGTTCCTCTAATTTTTTTAGTTGCTTCTTTAGCTGCTTGCTGCATAGGTGTATAAGGCTCTCTAAAGCCTGTATATTCTTCCATGATATCACCCACAGCTCTATCAAAAATATTCTTTGTACCTATTAACGGAGCTTTACGAGCTGCTGTTTCTAACAAACCTCTATTGTAGAATGCAAGACCTATAATGTCATTTATAACGGGGCCGCCAACTCCGGCAGAAGCTAGTAAAGGATTCTGACCATAAGCCATTCCTTCGGCTACTCTAACACCATATTCAAGCGGACCTAAAAGCCCAACTCTTTGAAAAGCTTTTAATGTATCTCTCCAGTCTTCACCATCACGTTCAATACGCTCTCTGTTTTCTTCTGAGGTTCTCCAATAGTTTGTAGCTTTTGCTACGTTAGTAGCCATTACTGCGAAGGCAGCTATCTTTGGAGCGTTTACAGTTGGGTCAGTAATAATATCTCTAGCAAAGTTTTTAAGAACAGTATTACCAAACACTGTAGGATATCTTAAAAACTGTGTGAATATATCTACTCTAGGATTTGTCATGTAGGTTGGAACTGTGCCGAACTCTCTAGAGGTTTGTAAGATTATGGAGTTTGTAAATCTACCTGCACCTTTAACAATATCTCTATAAAAAGGATTTTTTCTATCTGCTCCTTCTTCTAACCACTTAATACCTTGTTCAACATTAATACCTAAATCAAACAACTCTCCTTTTAGTTTCTGTACTTCAACAGAAGGTGTAGCACTAATTCTTTCTTCTCTACTAACCTTGCTAAGTTTTTTTAAGTTTTCTGTAATTAAATCTTTACCTGTAGAAAACGAAGCAAGCTGTACAGTTTTTGTCCAAGGAACCAACAAGTTAAATCTATAAAATCTTCTAGCTTGTTTTTTCAGAAACTCATTCTGTAATCCCTCTCCTGCTAAACGATTCGTCACATCACCCATTGCTTCATCAACAGCAATAAATACACTGTTCATTTCTCTACGGATTTCATCGTCAGTTAAATTATGTTTTTCTTTTAGTATCTGACCTACTTCATCTGTAAAAATTTTATGTCCTCTCGTAACTCCTTCTTGTACTCCTTTAACTGCGGAGCTTACTGGAGCTTTTGCAAAAGGTATTAAGGCCTCTGTAACAGATGAAATAGTTGCAAGCGGTAGATAAGCCATTGCATTAGCTAACTTAGTTGTATCATAGATACCTTGTATTAAACCACTATCAAAGTAGTCTACTTGTCCTGTAATAGATTTGTAGACGTTAATAATATCTTTTTTATCTTTAGCAGTTAATGTAATATTTTTTTCTGCTAGTTCTTCTTCAATAGGTTTAATAAATCTATCAACAAATTGGTCTTCATTGTTTCGTTTAAATAATATTAAACTATCCTTATCTGTCTTCCCAATAACTTTAGTATCTTGACCGGGACTTAAAAAATGCTTTCTGTGCTCAATAGTCTTTGCAGCATTCATATAGTAATTAGTTGTCACCGGGACTAAATCATTTGTTAAAAACTTTGCAAACTTATTATCATCTAAATTTTCAAACACACGGGCTTGTGTTAATAGATTCGAATGAGAGCCATAAAGTTCGTTCTGCTTGTTAAGCATACCATCTACAACTTCTTTCACTTTGTTTTCAGGAACAATATTGTTAGAAACTAACAAAGCTTCAAATTCTTCACGTCCTTTTTTAGAAGCAATAACTTCTCTGTTCCATTGTCTAGGAAAATAATTTTCTATTTTTTGTGGATTTAAACCAACTTCAATTGCATCTTCTCTAATTTTATCAAAAAACCCTCGTAGGTCTTCTGCAACCTTTTGTACATTTTTACTGTATTGTGATACGTTTTTTTCACCCCTTAAAATCTTTATAACTGCAGCTTCATCTTCAGGTAATATTTGTCCAGACTTTCTAATCGGAGCTACAATAGCATCAAAGTCTAATAGGTAGTTTCCTCTTCTTTCTCCTAAGTCTTCCGCATAACTAAAACCAAGTCTTCTTGTAGACCTTTGTGTTAGTCCTTTACCAAACTCATGTGTAAATTTTTGTCCGAGCATTCTAGCAGTAGGAGAAAACTCTGCCATAGTTTTTAGAACTCTTGCAGGACTACCAATACTTTTACCTAATATTTTATCTTTAGCCTTTCTAAATTTATACTTTGTTTCTTCTATACCTGTAACACTTCCTCGATAGTCATCATTAGAATAAAGCCTACTAAGCCTATCATTAAACAAAGCATTACGCTGTACTAAGTTACCAACAATCCCACCAGTTAAAGCACCAATAGCAGCAGAACCGGCAAGCTCTGTATTGGAGTAGAGTCTGCGAATGTCTGTATTGAGTTCTGTGTTTTGTCTAAAGTGATTATCTAATCCTGTCCACGTACCTACTTCTGCCCCTGTAATTAAAGAAGCTTTACGTATTTGACTTTTACCTAAGTCTTCAAGATTGTTTTTAGCAATAGCTTTGGCACCTTTAAGTCCGGCAGTAGCTATTCCTTGTCTAGCTGCAAGAGAAGTTCCACCTGTAATTGGTGTTAAGAATGCTGCTGCAATTGCTGTAGGGTCGGTAGCTATGTCAATAGTGGCATCTTTGATAAGCTCTGCATATTGTTTGAAGCTACCCATGTCTGCGTTATCAAAACGATTACGCAAATAACGATAGTCTTTTTTTTGTTGCTTAGTAAACTTTCCGCTATCTGAGGCACGTTGCATGCCTTGAAAGAGATTAAAGTCAGCGTCTCTTAAATACTCAAAAACATCATCAGAGTTTTCACCAATAGATTCTAAGAATCTTTCGGATACTTTTTGAAACTCATCATTTTGTTCTAAGTCATCTAAGGTGTAACCTTGAAGTAAACGAGAAGTTTTACGTCTTTTTGAAGAAAGTTTTGCCATGATTAATCTTTATCTTCGTCTTCACCACTTTCAACATAACTTTTTCCAAGAGCTAGTAAGGAACCGCCAAATATAATTTTGTTTTGACCAACAGTTCCTTTAAATGCAACTCCAGGAATTTTTAATAATTCAGTAGAAAGTTTGTCGACATCTAAAGACTTACCACTTTTACTTAATGAGTTATACATAGCTTTTTCTGTTCTAGTTAAATTATCTGGATTAAAGTTTTTTACGTTAAGTTTGTTAAAAAATCTTTGTCCAAGTCTACTTGACATTAAAGCTTGTGCGACTCTAGGCATCATAGCTTTTC